ATAAGGAGATCCAGAAAGGATCCCTATTCCATAGAATATGAAGACCCGTGGAAAATCCTGGGAAATTTTCCTCGCGTCTCAATCTACATGTCTGGCATGGTAATAAGATACGCATGCAAGATAAGATACCTTCCAGTCTGATACCCGGCTGGACAGGTGCAAAGGGGAAGAAACTGTCATTTCCTGACATTTCGGACCCGGAAACCAAGATACGGTTTCTATACGAGAGAACCCACTGGGGTAGAAAACTCGTATTACTAGCTTCAGGGGGAGAACTCGCCATGGAAGCTAGGAGGCTTAAGAAAAAGCCGATACTTAGTCGAGAGGAAGCGAAAACAGCATCCTGGGCTAAGAGACTCCAAAGGAAAATATCATTTTTCTTTGAAGGAAGGCCTCACCCCTCCTGGAAACCAGAGGAAGTGAAGGCAATATACGCTGATGATCTCAAAAGAAATATGAGAGCAAGATCAGTACGTTTCCTGGAATGTCTTAAGACAGTTCAAGGGATCTTCCTTCAAAGGTATCTAGCGTACCCGAATGAGGAATGGACTTGGCACAAATTTGACCTGTTTGTGCTCAAGTATCTCACCGTTCTGTTAGACGATGAGTTCTATGATGGGAATCTTCAGAAAGAAGTGCTCACCATAACAACGAGGTATTCTGAACTCAAAACAGTTCGGAAAGACTTCAAGCTGTACGCCTTATCCGGAAGGGATGAGTACTTACAGACAAAGGCCTATGAGGAATCAGTTCCTCATTGGCTTAGAATCTTCGTGCCGATCTTTCGGAAGGCACTAGAAGTTAAAGGGGATATATGGGCCACGTCTATAAGGTCCATATTATCCCAAACTAGAGGGATGGGAACGCCCCCTCCCCTAGTCGTTTACCAGTCGAAATCAAAGTTCCTAACGTTGATCTCGTCCGAACCAAAGCCGTTAACGCCCGAGGCGTTCCAGCTGGTTGCTGTAGGAATGGAACTTGCTATGAAGAAAGTTCCAGACTACGTTTTTACGGGTCTTAGTACTAAGGCACGTATAACAATTACCGCCTCGGCCTGCTGGGAAAAGACCCGACAGGAAGGAGGATCACTTCAAGCCATTAGCGAACTAATGACTGAAGCCAATAATGGCTATCCCGCTAGGGTAATTAGCCTTTATACTGGAGCCTTCGAGAAATATATAATTCTCGAAAGGTCCGAAGCAGGAGAATACATTTTCTGGAGAGCCCTAGAAGAAGTATTATCGATGTCACCTGAGGAAATATCCCAGGTATACGTCACAGTCGTAAAGGAGCCAGGTAAAGCCCGCACCGTTACGAAAGGTATGATATGTCTCAAGTTAGTCTTGGACGTAATCAACAAAATTGTATCTTACCCTCTTTCGAAGGTGGACACAAGTAAATCCGGCATGGGAAAAGATGCCCATGGATGGAACCTATTCAATGAGTTTTATCAAAACTCAGATGAATCCTTCTGTAAAAAGTCGCAGACTGATACAGGAGTAGCATCCTCATTCGTACGGGAAGTAGTTTATGAGGATATATTCGCCGAATGCACAGATTTTGTGACGGCGACTGACGCAATGCATCATACAGTATGTAAGATCATTGCAATGAAATGGATGGGGAGGTGTGGAATACCCCTCCTACTCCAGAAGATCGTAGTGAAGACCTGTTTTTCACCACGAATCGTGCACTTTAATGGGAAAGGAATCTTCTCCCATATAGGCGAACCTTCTCTCATGGACGAACATACTCGTCACGTGAGATTAGTAAGAGGAATGATGATGGGCGACCCGCTCACCAAAGTCATTCTTCACTTCACCAATATCTCAATAAGAGAAATGGGAAGGTATATAGCTCTAGGATCATATAAAGAATTGATCCTAGACAACGAGCTCCGGGCCACCTCCCTTGAGGTAGACACCGGGC